GGTTCTGAGAGTTACAAAATCACTCTTGCTGCCTGTTTTACTGAATTGATTTTTATATTCGTTTACTTTCTTGACCCTAGAATCTACCTTCCGTTCTGATTGAGCACCTGCACCAGTTGGTTGTTTTGGTGGATTCAATCTAGCGGATTGTTTGGATTCTGTAACTGGCTTGCGTCCATATAAACTGTTAGCGGCGTGAGCCATGATATATGGTAGCTGTGCTGAAATTTCAGGTGCAATAGCACCCTCTAGCTCGGCAAAGCGTGGATCATTTATCATAGCCTCATATTGCTTACGAGTATCATTGTCTTCACCCTTTAACCAGGACAATTCCTCTTGAGCTTTTTGTTCAAAAGCACCTTTGAGTTGTTGGCCTTGCTCTTTGGCTTGAAGGACACTTAGTTGAGCAGGAAGGAACTTATCCCGGCTTTTACGTGCATTGAGCAAGCTCTTGCGTATATCAGCCTTGGTTAATTCTTTTCCTTCAATTTCAGTTACTATGTCGTCGGGACCATAACCATCAGCATTGAACAATACATCTTCAGCCCACTCTACAATCCCATTTATTTCGTCAGCTTTATTTTTAATTCCTTCTAGGGTATCAATGTTACCATAGGGATTATTTTTAATTTGCTGATTTCCTTTAAGTGGATTAGCAGAATCTGCTTCCATGCTTGAACGTAGCTTGTGTAATTCTTCTTCAGCAGCTTTGCGTTGTGCGGTTAGTTTCCCAAACCGTTCAACAGCTTTACTGCCAAGCTTCTTACCAAGCTCGCTAAGGTCGTCCTCCGACATTTCATCGAGGTCAATCTGTGAAAGAACGTCTTCAGAAGGCACTTCAGACTCTGCTTCGGTTTCAGAACTCTCTCCTGATTCCTCTACAACTTCTTCTGTTTCTTCCAATTCATCTGATGCAACTTCCGCTTCCTCGACAACTTCTTCAGTCTGTTCGACTTCCTCCGTTGGTTCGGATGCTTGGCTAGCACCTAAGCGTCGAGCGGCAAGCTCGGACACTGATATGTTTGTTGCCACCGGGTTTGTTAACGACTCGGCGATGTCGCTTGAGTGATCTTTAGTCATAATTCGTCCATCCGTATACGCTGGATGATTGCGATAAATTCATTGTAACATCCTATGCAAGTTGCTGGCTATGACGAACACGAAGATCGTCCCAGTTTACCATCTTTAGGATGTCATCATAGGCTAGAATACGGCCACTCAATTGCTGTATTACTTCCGTAGATGAGTTTGCCATGTCGGCAATAACTTCTTCACGCGCTGCTTCAATAGAATAAATAAAGCGAGCAAAGGCTTCGTAGTTAGCGAGGGTTTGAATATCTTCTTCCATAAATTATCTAGCCGCAGAACGCATTACGCTAACCATTCTTGGTCCACGAGACTGAACTTGGTTATACCAAAGGCTATCAACCATTTCGTCTGCGGCAGTCTGATAGTCGTTGTTCATTAAACCTTCCTTCATCTTTTCAAACTTGTTAAGTTTAGTTAAACCCAAGTTAAATGCCATGTCAACAAGCGTCATCTTAACCGCTTCAGGTCTTTGGGCAAAGCCAGGATCATACTGCTGTGCATCATTAAATGCTTGGGTCAGGCTGTGGTTATAAAGAGTTTTTGTTTCCCTGTCCGATAGCTCTCTACCCGCAAACAATTCGTTTATATCAATGCCTTGTTGCTCTAAGAAGCTACGATTACCCGCATCCTCAAGATTAAATCCAATGCCTATTGTGCGATTGCCCTTACTGTCTTCGTAAACCCTTGACTTATTGCCCTCGTTCAAGGATAACATATCAAAGTAGTTCTGCGAGCGTTGCTCTTGGACTCTACGATTTGCAAACTCAGTCGGTGTTTTATTGTCTGCCATTGCGCTATAGTTTAAGAATAATAAACAAATGCTAAATGCTTTGAGTATCCACATTACCCATTTGAGCGGGGTCTGTGCCAATCCTGCCAATCTGAGCATTCTCCATTTGCTGCATAGCAAACACATACTGACCCTGGTATTTCTCCATTCTAGCTCGGAATGATTCATCTTGTTCTATTCTTTGCGCTACATCTGGCTGAGACGCATATTGCTCGATAACTTGCAATGCAATCTGACCACCATTTGGACGAGCTGGCATTTCAATGCCTGCAAAGATTTTTGTCAAGTCATCTGTAACTTGCTTAACAATTTGCTCCTGTGCTTCCTCTGCTGGTTGCAACACTGCATCCGCAAGGGTTGGGTCAATGCTGCTAGCGGCTACCTCAAGCAGACGATCAATGCTAATCCTGCCGTTTACGTCTAACTGTGTTAGCGAAACTAACTGGTTTAGTTTATTCTCTTGAGCCTCTGGGTCAGAGTTTAACACATCGTAGTCAATCAAGATGTCGAAGTTTTCGTCTGGATCACCCTTGTCGAAGACTTGAGGGTCTGGACTACCTGTAACTCTAAAGAAAATGCTGTCTGGACCAAACCTTTGGAAGCAGCGATAGGCTAGCTTTAAAACATCAGCGCAGTGAGCTAGGAACTTGTCTACTAGGAACTGCCTACGCATCTGGCTCATGGGGTCTTCGTAATCTAACCCTACCAATGCGTTGGCTTGTCGCTCCATAGTTTTTTCCATTTCTAAAGAACCTTGATTGAAGTTTGGGGTAGGACCAAACTCAAACTCGCCCTTGCGTCGGTATGGTATATATCTACCGGGTCCCCAGTCTTTAGGTGCGTTACCTACAGGGTGCATAATTGGTGGAAGCGTAGCTAGACTGTTGCGGTCAATGCGAGAGTCGCGCTCTACCTTTACTTGCTGCTGAATTCCACGTAATACATCAGGGATGGTCTGTGTATCATACAGGCGTTTGCTGTCCTCTGATAGCTTTGTAACTACAACTGGGTAGTCTTCGTAGCCATTCATGAGGCTGAACTTAGCGTAGCTTGGAACTCCTAGTCCTTCGTTACCATCAAAGTCTTTGTGCATGACGGTTTCATAGATGCCCTCACAGCTGTCCTCTGAGTCAACTAAGCGTTGATAGCAATGAACAATCTCGATAAGCTCATCAGCCTCGTATGCAGAATCTGTAAGACTGATAGAACGACGACCTTCCTGCTCGCGCTCAATAGAATCAATGTTTACTCCACGGTAGTGCTCGATCATGTAGTCTACAAAGTCTTCGTCCCATCCGTCGGTAACAACTTTGTTTTCTAGTTCTTGGGCTGTGTAGTATGTGCGCCAGAAGCAATATGGTGAGCGTTGAGGATCGGTGACATAAGCTGGGAACATGAAGTCTCCATCAGGTGCTAGTGTCTTTACATCTGGAACATCAATTTGACGGCGAACTACCGGAAGCTCCGTGACTCCGCTTTTACGTATTTCTTTGAGTGCTCTTTTGGCTTTGCGATCAGTTACACCGTCAAAAGTTGTTTTTATAAGCTGAATGATTTGATCGTCGTCATTACCTTCTAGAATAATAGCGGCAAGCTCTGGAGACATTTGAGCAATCTGATTAATGTCTAGCTTCTGAAGGAAGCGTCGGTCTTCTCTGTGCCATCCTACATAGGTAATCAACAAGCCACGCTCCAACATATAGTTGGCTCCTAGCTCCATCTCCTGGGCAAAGCGAGGTATGTAACCACTAGATACCATCCACTTGAGGAAGTTGGACACTACCTTGGATCGAGAGATGTCTCCCACCTCTACGGGGTAAGCCCTGACGTTGGCTCGCTTCATTGAAGAGATAAACAATGATACCAACTTGGTAACACGCTCATCTATAACGTGGGACTCCATGTCCGCTGCACCCTCCCACGGGAAAGCGTCTGCGCCATGCTTACGCAGGTCACGACTCTTGCCTGGCCACCAGTTACGCCTGTCGTCGTAGCTACTACGACATAGATCGAAATAAGAGTCTAGCTCAGTTACGGTTTGATTGTATGCTTGACGCAGAGCCTGAACACTTGGTTCTTTGCCGACGTAAGTTAGTTCCTCGGAAATTTTATCGCTTAACATTGGTATTTATTAGTTTATCATATATATCAAATCTTTTTGATCCAATGATATTTAGTTATGTCTCCTTCTTTGGTTTCTTCAAAATAAATCATCTTCCCAACGAGTTGACCTTGCACCCTGCGAGTAATCTTTACGTTAACTTTACAGAAGCATTCTCGGTGATGAACTTCAACATACAGGGGATTAGGGCATTCCCTTAAAACTTTACCCCTGTATATTAATCTGTTTGGCTCCTCGTCTTCTTTGTTGGCTGAGACATTAGGCATAGGTATGACATCATCTAGTATCTCTTGCCCCTTCTCGTTGATCCAGGTTAAATGCTTTCCCCCTGTAATCATGCCTTCGTCTAGGTGCTGAAACGCCAGCTCTAGAGCCTCCTCAAAAGGAACTCCACATTCCTTTGCTATTTGAAATAATCTTTTCTTTGCCATTAATATCCTCCTTCGGATTTTCTTGTTGTGTTCATAGAAGTGTCAGAAACATAGTCTGGACCATAGCCATCATTTGCCATGCGTAGATAGCGCAGAAGGTCAATCCAGTCCTTCAGCGGTTCATCTATCTTTCCTTTATGTCCCCAGTTAATTAAACTTTGTATTAAATTGCCACAGGATGAGTGTATCTTGAGTATTGGTTTATTGGCATCATCTACCTCTGCGTTAGGATTGTATAGCATCCACTCGTCTAACCCAGACAGCCCCGTCTCAATGTCTGCTCCGCTTGAGGGTATAAAGAACATTCCCTTAGAAGCAAAGCTTTCAAACAGATCTGTGTTGTCCTCATTCTCTCTTGCAAAGAAACGAGAGTCACCTATACGCTCAAACACCTCTACCCCCAAGTCGCTCTCTATATCCCTGAACTCCTCTATATATGCTTGGATGTCGTGTCCCATCTTCTTAGCTGCTGGACCAAACCTCCACTTAGGATCACCAGACAATGCCCACTCACCATAGCTGTCCCTGTCGGGCCACTCACGTAGAATGGTAATAAACCCTTGCTTGTCTACCGCAGCCCATATAGCTACATAGTTTCTAGCACCAGCAGGGTCAACTACCTGGTATACCGTGTGGGTTTCCTTAGTTATTGTAGGCAGTTCGTCTGTTACGTGAACCTTAGTGCTGAACAATGGGAACAGGGTAGTCATAGACTTAACAGGAACCCCGTAGGCACGAGTTAATATCTCTTCCCTAGGTCTGCCCTTCAAGTCCTTAGCTATACGATCGTAGCCACCAAAGGGGTTCTCGTCTGTGTGCAGATACACAATGCCGGCATCCCTGTTTACACTATACTGCTTAACAGCTACAGGCTCATCTAATAACTCTGCGTGTTTAGTCTCCAGAATCTCTGCATCTCTTAGGTAGTCAGCTATGAGTTCTGTGTAGCCATCGATAGGGGTAAACCCCGTGACTAGCTTAGAGTCCCTAGTAGCTAGACGGAAACGCTGTGTGTTGATAAGCGTAGAGTCTCCTAGATACTCATCATTACCAATGCCTACATTCTCAGGGTGGTTGCCTAGATTGGGAAACCCAAACTCAAAGCCCTCCAAGATGGTGTGGTTGTTACTAAACTGCGTATAGGTCTTGAAGTCTACACGGGTTCTAGTATCTGGGAAAATAAAAGACTGCCCAGTAAAACCATTCTGCATAGAGTAGTTAATGTAGCCCTCAATGCCCTTAGTCTTACGTTTAAACTCTCTGGGCATAAACTCCCACATAGCAGCCTGCTGAACCTTTACGGACGTATCAGCGTTCTGTGAGAACAATACTACGTGTCCATCCATGTGCTTGGTGATGGACTCCATAAATATCTTAGCCATACCTGTAGTCTTAGCACCACGGTTACCACCAAGAACCAAGACCTCATTATACTCAGACAATGCCCACCTAATCCTATCCCAGCTAACTAAGTTAACCCCGTGACGCAGGGGATCGTCTATAGTGAGCTTAATAGCATCCTCACGCGCCTTCCATATATCATACACAGCCTGCGCCCCCTTATATTCTAATAGAGCCTTTAGCCGCCCCTTATCGGGCGTAGGTATCGTAGGGTGCTTAGTCCACTGCATCATCATCTAATTCATCTAGATCGCTTCCAAACTCCCACTCAATCTCTATATTGTCATCACTGATCTCTAGTTGCATTTCACGCAAAAGCATTCTACCTGCTGGCAAGTGGTTGTAGTCATAAAATAGTTCACCCTGGTCATCCATTACAATGAAGCAGTAGTTCTCGAAATGCTCCCCCAGTATGCCACGAACCTGATCGTAGATGGGATCATAGCTTCCGTCTATTAGTGACCTAGCCATCTTCTCCTATATCTATTACTTCTGCCTCTGGCAGCGAATCTATGAGACTCATGGCCTCCTCTGGGGTTGTTATATGTCTAACCTCTATCTTCTGAACATTATTACCCGTCACATTATCAAAGGTTCTGTGTAGCTTTTCCTGTGCTACCGCTAGGTTAGCTAGGTCTTTAGTCTCTGCCTTCTTTATCTTCTCCTCTGCCTCTGGAGAACCGTCTAGGTAACTAGCCGCTATCTTCTCTCCTATACTATTAATCTCATCTATAGTAGAAGCTAGCTGTATAGCCCTCTCCTGCCTAAACACCCTAGCGTCGTCAGACGCTTTGACTATACCATTGATACGCTTGGCTATGTGATGGTTCAAGGTCATCGTCTTCTTGACCTCATGCACACTAGCCCCTGATAGAAACAAAGACGCTGCCGTCAACCACTTCTCTGGGTTGTTGTTAGGCAAACTATTCTTAGCTGTCTTCTCCTGCTCGTTAGCAAGCATAGGGGCTAGCGCATCCCTCATCCTAGTCTTTAAATCTATCTGAGTCTCTTCATCTCCCATACCTATATCCATTACTATCATCTAAACTACTTTTGTCAAGCCTTGGCTCCATCCC